ATCATGAGCGAGGGGGTAGCTGTTTGTGTGGACATCGAGCAACAAGTTAACAAGTGTGACTTACAAGCGCAGAGCCCAGCAGAAATGTTCAAGACACGTAGATTGGCACTCTTCACATATGCTTTCGGCGTTGTATTCTTTTTTGTTTTTTTCTTCATATACTACTATAATACCGTATTTTTACATAAAAATCAAGCAAAAAATGGAAAAAAATGGCATATGTTCTTGTTTTGTTCTCTAAAAACCCTTATAAATAGTAGAAAAACACAAAAATTGAGGAAATTATGAAAAAAATGAGAATTTTTAAGTTCTGGAACGAATCAGGTGACGAAAAAGAGAAGGAAGCCATGAGTTTGAAGAAAGCCACCATGTCTGTACAAGGGGATTTCAAGGATGAGTTTATTGGCGTTGAATATATTAGTAAAAAAGGCAAAAAAATCGTAGATTCGGTAAAAATACCAGTAGGACGGAAGATTCGTCAATCAATTGAGATAGAAAAGAGAAGAGCAAAAGAAAGAGCCGAAAGAGAACAAAGGCAAGCCGAGGCAAAACAAAGATATGGCAGCTAGAGAAGGAGATTTGTTAACTACAGGTCATGCTTGTGCAGGAACCACGAATTTAGCGATCTCTTTAGTAAGAACAGTAAAGGCAAACGGTATCTATGGTGCTGTTATGGGAACTCCGACGGTATCACATGAAGTTCCACCTATTATTCCACCTTGTTCTATTCACGTAGCCTTTTTAAACAAAGGATCAACAAATGTAAAGATAGGTGGTATACCTTGGGGTCGTACAACTGATAGTGCTGATTCAGGTGCAATGATACTCACTTCTTTAAATGTATTAGTAAATGGTCTGTAAAGTCATATAAATATAGTTATGGCCTATTCAAACTATGACGCAAGTACAACGAATCAAAGTAAACGATCAAACCGTATTTACAAAGATTTGAATTTAAACTTTACTAAAAATCCTGCTACTAAAGATGTTGCAAGATTATTTGATGTACAGGCAATTAAGAGAGCTGTTAAGAATATAATCTTAACTAACAAATATGAAAGACCTTTTAATTCTGACTTTGGTTGTAATTTAAGAGGTTTCTTATTTGAGAACATGACCGAACCTATGATGGTAATCATCAAAGATAGAGTCGCAATGGCAATTGAGAAATACGAACCTAGAGTTTCAGTAGAAGATGTAGTTGTTCGGGAAGATGAAAATAATAATGGCATAGACATTATGGTTTCTGTTTTAATTAATGGTGCAGAAGCTCCTATTTCAATATCAACATTTTTACAAAGAGTAAGATAAAATGGCAAGACAACACAACCTAGAAATTTCAGAATTAGATTTTGAAAATATAAAAGGTGCACTTAAAAGATTTTTAGCAAATCAAAACGAATTTAAAGATTACGACTTTGAAGGTAGTTCAATGGCAATATTGCTTGACCTACTTGCTTACAATACACACTACTTGGCTTACAATGCAAACTTCGTAGCAAACGAAATGTTTATGGACACAGCACAATTAAGATCAAGTGTTGCGTCATTGGCTAAATTAGTAGGTTACACACCTAACTCTGCTAGAGCACCAATCGCTGATTTAAAATTAGTAATCAACGATGGTACAGGTGCTTCAATTACAATTCCTGCAGGTACAAAATTTACTTCAGCTATAGATGGTTTAACTTACACGTTTGTTTCAGTAGCAGACAAAGTTGTACAACCAATTGATAGTGTTTATACAGCACAAAGTTTAAATGTTTACGAAGGTACATATGTTACCTATGCTTACACATATGACAGCCAAGATATAGATCAAAGATTTATAATACCTAGTGATAGAGCAGATACGACTACAATAAAAGTTGTAGTACAAAATAGTGCTTCAGATGTAACACAAAATACATACACTAAAGCAAGTTCAATAACAGAATTAGATAATACATCAAAAGTTTATTTCTGCCAAGAGGCTGAAGACGGTCAATTTGAAATATACTTTGGTGATGGTGTAATTGGTAAATCATTAGACGATGGTAACATAATTAGTATTAGTTATGTTGTAACAAACAAAACAGAAGCTAACGGTGCAACTGCATTTACATTATCAGGTTCTATTTCTGGATTTACAGACGTAACTACAACTGTTAACTCATCAGCACAAGGTGGTGCTGAACCTGAAAGTTTACAAAGTATAAAATTCAACGCACCTAATTTTTATGCGTCACAAGATAGAGCAGTTACAGTAGAAGATTATAAATCAAAAGTAAAACAACTTTATGCTAACACTCAATCAGTTAGTGCTTGGGGTGGTGAAGACGCTGAAACGCCATTCTATGGTAGAGTTTATCTTTCTATTTTACCAACAAGTGGTTCTAATTTAACAGACGCTACAAAAGAAAGAATAGTAAAAGATTTAAAAAAATATTCAGTTGCTTCTGTTACACCAGTTATCATTGATCCTGAAACAACAGATTTATTGATTACATCTAACGTTAAGTTTGATGAAACTAGTACACCAAAAACTGCCGACACAATTAAGTCAAATGTAATTACAACTTTAACAGATTACAACGCAAATACTTTACAATCGTTTGATACTATTTTTAGATTTTCTAAACTAACTGGTTTAATAGACGAAACAGATCAAAGTATTTTATCAAACATAACTACAATTAAAATGAGAAAGTCTTTTGTACCAACAATAGGCAGTTCTACAAAATATACAATTAACTTTGCAAACGCATTATACAATCCACATCCAGGTCAC